TGGGGCCCACAGATCATACCCACTCCTGCCTCCCTAATGATGGGCGAGCATATCAACATCGCCATGTATGCTCAGATTGTGGCAAAGAGTTTAGCCACGTCCATGTACGGCGTTCTGAAGAGGAGTCTCGACGGCTTCAGCCGCGACACCTTTGTTCGGAATGTCGCCGCCCAAATCCAGAGAGGTTTGCTAGCTCATCTTCGGATGAATCTAGCGATGACGGAAGTGATGCACAAACCACCGCCTCCAATCCCACAGTTCGTGGAGGATGCTTCTCCCTTTCCAAACGACAGCATCCGGCTCATGGTCCCCAAGCAAACATCGCTGGCGACCGGACTGGCAGCGGCCTTTGTCAAGCCAGCCAACCTGCAGGAGTTTCTGCGTTACCAGCACAAGCTCCTCCCGGTCTTGGAGACGTCGAAATTCGATGTCCAGTTGACGAGTACCGGGTATTTAGTCCCGTTGTCCCAACAGAGTTGGCAGCTTATCTTCGAGGTCAAGCCGTCCTTGCCAAGCGTACCCCCGGAATGGCTCAGTCATTACACCGGCGTGGTTGCACTTGGTGTAAAGACCACGGAATACGCGGAGAGGAAGTTATCGAGTCGATAGTTGGCCAAGCCGTCGCTGACGCCATGACCCTTACTCCAGCTGAGAGAGCTATTGGAGGAGTCTTGGCCTCACCTGCTGGGTGGTCTAGCTACCTGCAGGCTAATGCAATATCTGGCGGCATAATCAACTATCATCAATGGGGTCGTGGAATCTCTGGTTGTATAGGAGTCGTGGCTGGACATTGTTTGTATCAAACGATGCCCTCCATTGTGAATCTCGTGCGACACGTTTCCGCATTTATAGTGGTTCGACCACTAGTGCAGGAGATGGTTGCTTTTTACATGGATAGACCTATCACTGCTCCCTTTCGAGAGTGTTGGGATTGGTCCATGTCTCGACTCTGGTACAAGTTGCGTGAGGGCCGAGCTTCGACGCAGCTCGGATCTGGCACATGGGGTGGCCGCTTTTGCCGGTGGCTTTGGTTGCGATGGCATTTAACGCAACCTATCCATGTTGGCCTGTCGTGGAAGGGCAAGCTTTTTGCCTATTTGGCCTCATGCATCTTGGCTGGTGGCGTATATTATGCTATCCGTCGAATCTCGCGTCGTAAGCGTGTCATGGAGACCGCTTAGGTCAGACCGGTGTCGGTGGAGGCGGTTTGCGCTTTCCCCAAGAAATTGGAGATGGTAGCAGCAGGAAATCGCGGGGCTACTCCACCTGAATACTGGTCTCACCATACCAAGAGGAGGATCACCACCCTCATACCTCCAGTCCCTGGTCTTTACCGACCTTATGTGCATGCCAATTGCATCTGCAATGAGCAAATCTCTGCCTCCAATAGGGTTGTTGGTGACGTCATCAAACCAACGCCTAATGGCATTGCGAAGTTGAAGAAGGCTGCGCGGTTGTTGTGTCGACAACTACCTAAGGTGGATCCTTGGTCTTATGAACAAGTTCTTGAAACCTTTAAGGGCAGACGACGCACCCGTTATCAACAAGCCTTCCAGTCACTTGCGGTGCCGTTGTTTAAACCTAGTGATAGCAGAATATCTTCTTTTGTTAAGGCTGAGAAGTTTGCTGCTCTGGATAAGGAAAATCCTGACCCTCGCATGATACAGGCACGCAATGCACGTTATAACATTGCGGTTGCCCGATTTCTAAAGCCAATGGAGCATATCTTTTACACCATGGAGTCTCCATTAGGCTTTCGTATGCTTGCGAAGGGTCTTAATTCCATTGAGCGTGCTTCGCTTCTACGACAGAAGTTGTCTGCATTTAGTTCACCAGTTGTTTATTCTTTGGATGGCAGTAGATGGGACAAACATATTGCTAGGCAAATCCTAGAGATTGAGCATTCTATCTATCTCCGCATGAATGCTGACCCTGAATTTCGCCAACTGCTTACCTGGCAGTTAGACAATAGATGTCGGACTGCTGGCGGCGTTCGCTATAGGGTCAGTGGTGGTCGCATGTCGGGGGATATGAACACTGCTTTGGGAAATTGCCTCCTTATGTGTCTCATGGTTAGGTGCTTTTGTGAAGAGGTTGGTTTGAAGAAGTGGGACTTGCTGGATGATGGTGATGATTGTTTACTCTTGTTTGAATCTGCTGACGAACAGCTTGTACAGGATAACCTGACAGCTATGTTCAGAGAATTTGGTCAGGAGGTGAAGTTGGAAAATCGTGCAATTAAGTTGGAGCAAGTGAATTTCTGTCGCTCCAAGCCCGT